CCTCCGTGGGCCTTTAGGGTTGGTGTAAAATTTATCAATTCGGGTAATCTACCTTTGTCCAAGTTGTTGTTACATCATCTGCCTCATTCCACAGAAACCCAGATGAAGAAGATTGGTCCATAATGGCACCAAAGGTTGTGGAATCAGCATGATTAGTGTTGTTGAGGTAATCAAGTGATACAGCAAACGTCGTTACCCCCGCAGCATTATGCGCCGCTGAAGAGGAGTAATCCATTTCAGCAGCAAACGTAGCCCCTGCCGCAAGGTTAAAGCCGCCACTAGAAGTAAACCCACCGTTTACTGTGTAAGTAGCAGTACCAGTGGTATCCATTACAGAGGAACTTGTATACCCAGAGTTTACCGCAAACGTGGAGGATACCGCCATTGCAGCCGCGCCACTAGAGGGGTACCCTTGAGTCAGGGCAAACGTGGGATCACCCGTTTTAGCAGGCGTATCCCAATCTATACCTATGTTGCTCCACAGAATAGGAGAGGTGGCTTGCGCCCATGTGATGGGAGCGGTCAATAGTAGCCACTCGTATTCATCACCCGCAAGGCAGAGCCTGAGTGACGATCCTTGTTATCCTGTTCCTGTAGGTCTGCAACAGCTTGTGCAAATCCTTTCGCCCATAACGCTACCCTTTCATCGTTCATAATAAAGGGTTCAGCCTCTAACAGCGCACCGTACAAGTAGATGTCTGGGTTATCAGTCAGCATCTGTTCAGTAGTATTGGACGCAGAAAGAGCGGTGATCTTCTTATAGAAGAGCATCTCCATCGTCAACACAGAGCCAGGAATTGGACCCAGTTGAATCTCATTGGCTATGATGGTGTAGAACTGCGGGGTTCCGCCAGTGCTGCCGCCCCACAACCTGTCGTATATCTCGGGAGAGATATACTGAAGAGGGGTTATTGGGGAAGTGTTGATCTGAAAATTACGCATCTGAACATAGCCAGTAGGAAGATTGTAGTTCCTCTGGGCGGCTACAGTAGATGCCGTGTACTTGGATTCCATCATCCGCAGACGTAGAACCCTGTTCATACGGGCCTCCGCCAGAGCAATGAACTCTGGTATCCTGTCTGTCAGGTCGTCCCTGTCTAACCAGTTTGCTACGGCGGTTTTTAACTCCGCATACGTCCCAATAGCCATTAGGCGTTACGGGCTGAGAAGAATACGTTCTGATTTAAGATTGGATAATTTCTTTGTGTGCGTCCTGCGACGCCGAATGCGTATAACCACATAATTAAACCCTCGTTGGTGTTGTTCTTAAATACTTATTATCAGGATCGTTGAGATACCTCTTCATAAGATTATGATCTCTCTGTATCTCCCCGTTGGTTTCTTTCATCCATTGAGTCCATACATTCAAGGGAATTGAAGCCACTCTTACACCTTCCCCCGCTTTACCAGGGGTGAGCAAATCACCATAATTATTATAGGCTTGCTTATTCTCTTCTAGTATAGGCTCAACATCCTGTCGTGTGTTGATAGTAAATTCAGTCTCATCAGCGTTTGAATGAAACGTATCTACTGGAGTAGGATTACCTTTCATGGTAGGTGATACCCCGGATCATTCCCCTCTACTATCCTATTCACACGATCTTTAGTAGTTAGTTTCTTTGTAGGATTGTCAGGCTTTTTGCGCTCCGACTTTTCTACAGACTTTATAGCCTTTTTCAATTCCGATTTAGTAACCATAATTATTTCTTACGGGTGTCACCATCATTATTCATAGCAGATGTTAGACCTGATTGAGCATTCCTATTCATGGCCCTATATTTTGCAGACATGAATCGGTCCGTTTTAGAACTACCTACAGTCTCTCGTTTCTGCGTTAAATCCTCTTTGGGAAACCCTGGATAACCTGAACTATTCGACATTTTAATTTCCCCCTCTAGAAAAACCATTTTTACCAGATGCTTTGACACAAGCTGCAATCGCCCCATCTATGGTTCCATGCTTTTTGATGCCCTTGGGCTCTTTCACGACCTTGATATCTCCCTCACCATAGGGTGGGGGATTTGCATTAGGCCCGGCAGCAGTTGCGCTACCCTTATTGGGTGGTTGTCCAATTTTTGCCATCTTATTTCTCCTGTAAGGCAAAGCCCCCCGAAGGGGGCTAAACCAATGCTAATTTACTTCACACCTCTCAACTGACCATTGCCAAACCCATTCTTAGCGCGTAGTCCGTATTCAGCAATCAAAAGCTGCTTCACACTATCGCCAGATTTCGCAAGAGTTTCCGTTCGGAAAGGACGCAAGTAATCAATAGACCACAGATCGTAGTCAAAGAAATATGCGGTCGTAGCAACTGAGAAACGATTAGGAACAATCTTGAACGTACCAAAGTCAGTAACTAGAACATCCACTGCGTTTACAGCAGTAATGGCCTTATCACCTGAGTTGTTTCCAACAGGATCGGCAACTACACTACCACCAACACCAGATGAACTGATCGTCTGTTTAGTAGGGCCGTCACACATGATAACATCAGGTGTTCCACCCTTATCCCAGATACGAGATACAGTTTCGTTTATTCCGGCAAGCGTAACCGCAGTAGTTGAACCTGCGACAGCCGATGGAGCAGTTGTACCATCTGGGCCAACAGAGCCGGCACCAAGATTCTGCAACCCAACAACTGGGTCTTGTGTTCCATCCAGAATCGGTGATTCCAGTAAAATAGGACCACCCATCCATGCACCAACAGAAGCGGTTGCTCTAGCAGAACCAGACGAGGCAATGGTTTTTAGAGTGTCATCTAAAAGCATTGTCTCCATATTGCGCTTTAATTCTTTAGCGCGTTTGGCAAGCTGATAAGCCTGAGTTGACTTTCTACCCGCAAAATCAACGGCTTCAGCGGTTCCTGAACTTTGAACCTGAGTTGCCGATATTTGCGTGAAGTTAGTCAAACGCCTTGGCTCAGTTTCAGCAGTAGAAGTATAATCATTACCTTCTATCTGTCTGTTATTTGCCGTAGCGCTCAAAGTATCAGTTTGCCACTCAAAGGTCGTGTTATCGCACGAACCCCGTCCAATACCATTCAAAAACGGAGTCTCCATTGGACTTATATTGTAAATTATATTACTTAGGTCTTCCCTGATGCCTATAGCACCATAGGTTTCCCTAGTATTTGTAGGAACGCCCATAGCGTTTTCCCTCCTTAGCTAAATGTCTATAAAATCCTCTAAGAGTGCAGACGCATCATCAAGATGTCCTGTGCCCCGAAGACGTTTCATTTGTTCATTACGTTTAGATTTCAAAGAGTCCTTTTTGGTTGTTCCGGTCCCAGACCGGATAACTTTGGGCTTATTCTTTAATTTCTTTGCCTTGGGATTGGCCTTCTGCATTTCATCATACTTTCTGGCCTTATCCAACACTACAACGGAGCGGTGATCCACAAGATTATCAAGCTCATCTGAAGTAAAGCCCTGAGTTATTGCATAAGATTGTATACTATCTACGATAGCCTTTCTCTTACTATCATCTGCAAATTCTGGGATAAATTCAACAAGTTTTCCTCTTTCGGCAGACACAACCTGCTCATAGTTTTGTTTCTGAGCAAACTGCTGCCTTCGAGAGGCTACGACTTGTTCTTCCTGAATTTTCTTTATATTATCTTGAGCTTCTCTATATTCGTCACGTCTTGTAACGTATTCAATAGGGTCACTTTCCTTTAGTGCCACCCAATCTATATTGCTGTACTTATCAAGTTCACTTGAGGTGTTTTGTACAACTCTATTTAGGGCTTCAACGTACTGATTACGCTCAGCCTGAATCTGTGCAATCTCGGAGTTATACTTCTCTTGAAGTGACTCCATCTCGCGGCGATCTTCGGCAACCTGTTGCGTTTTCTTGGTATAATCTGACTGGCGTGAATAGCCTCTCATAAGCTCTTCAAGGTTTACTCCAACTTCCTCACCATCAACGGTTACGGCATAGAGTTCCTCGTCGTCTTCTTCGTCAGCGGGTTCAGATTCATCCTCTTCTTCGGACTCCTCCTCTTCCTCCTCCTCAAATGATTCATCTTCCTCTTCAGGTTGAGACTCTTCAACTTCGGTAGGCTCGGCTTCCTCCTCCTGTGGCTTTTCCTCTTCAGGGTCCAGTAGGCTGAGTAACGCCTCTTGTGCTTCAGTTACGCTCCCCCCTAATGCGGGGATTGGTTCTGTAGCGGGATGCGGGGCTTCTTGCGTATCCGCCATTTTCTAATTCTCCTTAAATGAATGGGTGTTGCTTTTCCAAGATTTTATTCATGTGTCCTGTTTCTACTATGGACTTTATATGTAATTGAATCTTGTCAAGCAGTCTCATTGCAAGCCAGATAGACTCTCTGGCCTCCAATTCATTCGAGCCACTGTGATCCCAACGGCTCATTAAATCTTTTTTTAGTGTGTCGAATGCCTCGTTAAATATCGGGTCATCCAGTAGGGCTTTAGCTTTCGCTTCCCTTTGTTCCTCGTTCATGTTCTCCCTATTGCTACGGCGCGGTTCTGTTCTCGTTCAAGGTTTATCTCCTGCTGTTTCAGACTGGTGTCTACCTGTAGCTTCTGGTATTCCTGCTGAATCTTCTGAGCCTTGATTTGAACTTCCGCTGCCTTGATTTTCAACTCTTCTTTCTTGACCTGCGCTTCTAGCAACTTGGCCTGTTCGGCAGGGTCTTGCTCTTTCTGTTTCGGTGGGAGCATTTCTGGGTTTGTCAGATAATCATCTACATTCTGGAATCCCATGGCCTTGACCAGGGATGCTCCGAGATTGTACATATTCTGCATACTCACAATGGGAAGGCCACCTTTCATTGCCTCTCCT